GACCAAGCCACCGAAAGCTAGAAGGTGTATTGATTCCTTGGAAATATCCCCCCTCCCCGGAAGAACTCATTGGGAAGCCATTTATTGGACACTATCATGCTGGCGAAGGGACCGAATGTCGTTGCTGCGCTTTGGCTATTGTAGATTTAAGTGACATTAAATTTCCGAGGCGTGTATATTGGCAAGGCAAAATCCAAGTAATGAAGAAAAGTGATTTTGCGAAAATATTTGACTAATAAATATTATATAAAGAGAGGTGATTTTATGGCTTTTCGAGTGATAGCTGGCGATCTTCATAGTTTATCAAAATACAACATGAGCAAACTTCTTGATGAGAAGAAACTTATTGCCGCACTTATTGATGATAAAGGGAAAACTCGTGTTGAAGAAATTGATATACGAGGAAACATTGATAAAATTGAACTAGTTACCGAAGAATCGAAGAAAAACTTTATTGGAACCGCCGGATGGGGATTGGTCGGAGCGGCAGCATTGGGACCAATTGGTTTAATTGCCGGCGCGTTAGCCGGTGGCAACAAAAAGGAAATTTGTTTTGCTTGTCATCTTAAAAACGGTTACAAGTTTATGGCTATTTCAAGCCCTGATATATATCAAGATTTTGTTGGGGCGCAATATGAAAAACCTAAACAAGAAAAACCAAAAAAGAAATGGTCACTGTTCAAATAAATATTGGCTTTATAGTTACCCGCCGATTGGCGGGTTTTCTTATGCCCAAAAACAAGGGGGTGATATATATCGTTGTAAGAGAGTTGCTAATAGCTCTAGGCTTCCAATTAGACCAAAGCAAATTAAAGCAGGCTGATGCAGGAATAAATAAGTTTAAGGCAAGTGCTGAATCCGCTATCAGTGTGCTTGGCCGGATGGCCGCTACAATCGGCGTTGTATTTGGAGTTGGAGAAATTATTAAAATGGGTGATGCATGGACCAACGTTGATTCGCGAATCGGTCTTGTTACAAAGTCAACCGCCGAACAAGCTGAAATGCAACAAAAGGTATTTGATATAGCCCAAAAAACCCGCCAGGAGTATACATCTACTGGCGATCTATTTTTTAAAATGGCGCGAAATTCCAAGCAATTAGGTGCGTCGCAACAGGATGTGCTTGATGTAACTGAAACAGTAAATAAAGCTTTGGTAATTGGCGGTGCAAGCACCGCAGAAGCCAACGCGACGATTTTGCAGCTTAGTCAAGCATTGGCTTCTGGACGATTGCAAGGGGACGAACTTCGTTCTCTCAGTGAAAATGCTTCTATTTTAATGGATGAAGTCGCAAAATATTATGGCGTAACCGTTGGAAAATTAAAAGAAATGGGCAAGGATGGGGAATTGACGGCAGAAGGAGTCTTTGCTGCAATACTTAAGGCTAAATCCAAAATGGATGCAGAATTCGAAAGAATGCCAATTACTATTGGTCAGTCGGTTACTTATGCACTTAATGAGATAGGAATGCTAATATTTAAGATAAACAAAGAAACAGGCGTTTTTCAGTCGATTGCCAAAGGAATCATACGCGCAACAAATTGGATTACGAGTTCTATTGACAGAGGAGTAAAAGTAGTTGGTGGGTGGGGAAAGGCTTTTAAACTACTAACAGCTGCGATTGTCTCATTCGGCGCTGCTTTATACATTGTTAGAAACGGTCTTTTTACTTTGCAAATGTGGGCACTCTGGCTTCAAATTTTACGATTAGGAGTAGTAAATCTCGCTCGATCTTTCCTTGCATTCCTGCTCAACCCCGCATTTTTGACAATAGCGGCAATAACAATAGGACTAGTTTTAATGGCTCTGGCATTAGAAGACCTTTACTACTGGATAACTGGCGGCGATTCAGTTCTTGGTGACTGGCTAGGATCGTGGGAAGGGTTTAAAACAAAGGTTGACGCTTGGATTTACAACCTTGTAAGTAATTTGCAAAGCTACTGGAGAAATTTAAGAAATTCCATATTCCAATACATTGACGACATGATCAACAAGGTAATGGAGTGGGCGAATAAGGCCAAAAATTTCTTTGGCATGGTAGGAATGGCATCAATGCAAGCAGATGTTGGCGGTTTCGGTGTAACACCCGCGTCAATGTACCCTGGCGGCGGTGGCCCTGTTACTATCAACGTTGGCGACACCAATATTGAACAGAACATAGCCGGGACTGGACAACAACTTGCCAATGATGTCGGGGTGGCCACAGGGGATGCCGCTTCTGATTCAAATAGCAAGCTTGCTAGAGATATTGAAAATATTGCTTTTGCATGGTAAGGCGGTGAAATATGGCTACAGCAAGCATATTTTTTTCGGAACTGAAAAACCCCACCAAGATAGGGACTATCGAAGTTGATATCCTGGTTGAGCAGGAACATAAACTTGATTCCGAGGTCACCGAACACCCGGTTGAAGATGGCTTTGCGGTCGCTGACCATGTAATCAGAAAACCTATCACAGTGTCTTTGGTAATCGGAGTCACATTAAGTCCTGTCACTTGGTTTGACCGTCTTGGTGGCAGTACAGATAAAATCAATAACGCATTGTCCGCTATTGAGCAAATATATAAAAATGCGCAGCCTATTTCCATTGTCACTCCGACCAATACATGGGAAAACATGGTCATGACTTCGGCCAATATCCCGCGAAATGTTGAAAATAAAAACATGATTCGCATACCTTGTGAGTTTACTCAAATTCGCAAGGTTAATGTAAGAACAACTGTTGTCCCCGTTAACGTTGTTAATGTTGAAATGATTAATCGCGCTGGCGAAACAGAGGCAAACGGTGGCGTTGCTACACAAACGGATATAGGTAACGTTGGCGATTCAACCGGCGGCGGTGCGGCCGAAGCAGAAATACGGCAATCAACGTTGAAGTCGCTTAAAAATAGTTGGTTTGGAGGCAAATAGATTATGCAAACAATTGCCTTTCTTGATGCCAGCGACATTGCGTTCGTAGCCACGTTAGACGGTACACAATACAAGGTCCGGATGCTATGGAATGATTATGGCAAGTTCTGGACACTAAGCCTGAGAACAGCAGAGAATATTTCTTTGCTTGAAGGTGTAAAAGCTGTGCCTGACTTCCCTTTGTTATTTCCTTACCACCGACCAGGAATACCACCAGGGGAGTTAATGGTTGTTACCATGGATACAACTATCCAGACCGTCAACCGGTCAGGCTTTGCCAATAGTAAAGCTATTCTCTACTATATTACGGAGGCTGAGCTAAATGCAATTTAACCGGATATTTCGCCTTATGGTCGGTGTCCAGGGTGGTGAAGGGGTAATCATTGAATCCGACGGTAAAAACGACAGTCTGCGGATTGCATTTGACATCGACAAGGATTTAACGCAACAGACCAATAAAAGCCAAATAGCCATATACAACCTGTCGGAAGCAACAAGGAAAAAACTTGAGGTAGCAGACACCATATGTGAATTACATGTAGGATATGCCGAGGACGTAGGTCTGAAGCGTATTTTTTTAGGCGTCGTTACCTATGTAACTACCCGGCGAGAAGGTGCCAGTAAGGTCACTGAACTTGAATTGTCAGACGGTCAAATCGCAATCAGGGACACTGTTGTTTCGCTTGGGTATTCAGCGGGAGTGGCAGGCGGTAAAGTGGTTGGCGATGTAGCAGCACAAATGGGACTAATAACCCAAATAGCCCCAGACGTGGAATTAACCTCTTATCCTTCCGGATTCTCTTTTGTTGGCATGGGACGCGACTGCCTTGACAAAGTAATGGCTGCTTCCGGTGCCACATGGAGCATACAAAACAATGTCCTACAGATCATTGTGGCTGGCAGTAGCACAAATGTAAGGATTTTAGTATTCGCGCCTAACAGCGGCCTCGTAGGCAGTCCAGAACGAATTATCAAGGCTGTCAAACGCCCCGACGAACAGGCCAAGAAGAAACGCAAGGTCAAAAAAGAAAAACATGATAAAAAGGCCGGGTGGAGGATTAAAACACTATTAGCACCTACGGTTAATCCCGGTGATATGGTTCGAGTGGAATCAGATACTGTTACTGGATGGTTTCGCGTGGAGTCGCTTAAAAATTCCGGCGACACACATGGGCGAGAATGGTATACAGAACAGGAACTGATCGAAATTTTGCAGGATGAGGCATGATGTATGAGCAATAACGGAGCTATTCAGGCATTAACCGATATGGTGCGCGGCGAAATATCCGGGATTCACACTTCTGCGCCAGGCAAGATAGTCAGTTATGACAGTGGAACGGGCAGGGCCAGTGTGCAGCCATCCCTTAAGTTTAAAGTAGCTGATGGCCGGTCTCTCGACTCTCCTGTAATCGTCAATGTGCCGGTATACTTCCCAAGCGGTGCGGGTGCAAGTATTACCTATCCTATCGCTGCCGGTGACCCCTGCTGGCTGGTATTTGCTGAGCGCAGTATTGATGATTGGCTATTAGGCGGCGAAAGCGAAGACCCGCGCAAATATGACTTGACTGACTGTGTCGCTTTTGTCGGCATGAAGCCTACGCGAAGCACGAACAACAATGCAATTGAGATTACCAACGGCGGCTGTACAGTTAGCATTCCAAGCGGAGGGCCGGTAAGCATTAACACTGACGTGATTATAAACGGGATATCATTCCTACAACATGTTCACGGAAGCGTTCAGCCCGGTAGCGGCAATACATCAACACCAGAGTAAAGGAGGCAAAGCATGTATGACATAGCATTATCAGTCGCAACCCATGATTTAATTATTAAAGATGGCGACTTGATTCTGATTGACAATGCAGAACGAGTTTCCCAGCAGATAAAGATTAAATTAAGGTCTTTCTTGGGGGAGTGGTTTTTAGATACCACTTATGGGGTGCCTTATCTCGAAGAAATTCTGATAAAAAATCCTAGCCTAAACAATATCCGCAATATCCTGCGGACGCAAATACTTGATGTTGACGATGTTGCTGCTGTTACCTCCTTGGAATTGTCTCTCAACAGCTCCGCTAGGACACTAACAGTTACTTTTGAATGTCAAACCACTTATGGCCTCGTAACGAGCAGGGAGGTGCTAGGATATGGCAACTGAATACGGCGTAACAGTGAACGGCTTTGTCCGCAAACGGTTGCCAGAGATTAAAGCGGACATCGAAGCGCGTTTTGCAAATGCTTTTGGTGTAGCGATAAGCACAAAACCTAATAGTGTGATTGGGCAGCTTGTTGGGGTATTATCCGGATCGGTTGATGATCTTTGGCAGTTGGCAGAAGATAATTACAATTCCATGTATCCGAATACATCTAACGGCGTAAGTCTAAGCAGCTCAGTAGGATATTCCGGTGTTACCAGGCTGAACGCGCAGAAAACAAAGATATATGCAGTATGCTACGGAACTCCCGGCACTGTTATAACCAGCGAATCGCAAATACAAGGAAACGACAGCAATTATTACGAGAACATTGACGCTGCAACAATCAGCCTATCGAACGCAGTAAGCCTGTCGCTGACTTTGGCAAGCGTTAGTAATGGCACGACCTATACGGCAACAATTGACGGCACGACGTTAACGAAAACCGCAGGTAGCGGCGATACGGTAAATACGGTTTTAGTCGCTTTGACTACCGGTGTTCCTGCTGGTTGGTCGGCAAGTGTTAGTAATAATGTGCTGACATATACCCAGACTGACCGAATTAATGGCAAGGTAGTAAACTACTCGACGACTATGCAAATTGTCAATGTTGCCACTCCTGTTGAGTTTTACGCTGTTGAGTATGGCCCGCTTGACCCTGCGATCGGCAGTGTAACCAGTATAATCACTCAGGTTGCTGGTTGGGTTGCGGCAAGCAACGAAAGCGCGGCATATCCCGGGCGCAATATTGAGACAGACACCGAGCTCCGGCAGCGTTATGCCAGCACTGTTTCGGCGCAAGGGATGGCAATGGTGGAATCTATCAGAGCTAACCTCCTTGAAAATGTGAGTGGCGTTACTGCGGCGATAGTCTTTGAAAACTCAACCGATGCAACTGACGGCGACGGCAGACCTCCGCATAGCATAGAGGCCGTGGTACAAGGTGGCGATGAGCAAGACATTGGCGATATGATTTGGGATACAAAAGCCGCCGGCATTGACACATATGGCTCTATTACAACAACAGTTAAAGACAGCCAAGGCATCGACCATCCAATAAAATTTAATCGTCCTACCGAAGTCGATGTTTATCTCAGGTGCGTTTTGCATGAAGATCCGGAAGGCTCAATTCCTGGTGATGGTCCGCAACGTGCTGCTGATTTGTTATTAACCCGGGGAGAATTGCAAACGGTCGGACAGGATGTAGTCCTACAGAAACTATCTGCTTATATTATTCAAAATGTCGCAGGAATTGGCTATATTGAACTTGAGGGATCATTAGACGGAACAACCTACAGTCACCTCAATATAACAATTAACTCCCGGTCCCTTGCCGTGTTTGATGCATCGCGAATAGAGGTGACTGTAGAATAGTGGATTACTCTATTGTTTGTGGTTTTCAGCCGACGGCATTCGAGCAACCAACAGCGGAAGAAGTAATACTAACTGACTACAGACAGCAGATGATTGACCGTCTGCTGATGCAGTTTAACGAATCGCCTTTCTTACATGGCGTATTAAATGCTACAGGAGAAGAACTAAACCTACTTGGGCAGGTGTTCCAAGACCTAAAAACAAAGCGGTGGATTGATACGGCAGAAGGACTACATCTTGACGGATGCGGCCAAATTGTCCAGCAGGACAGGCGCATAAGTCAGGCTATTATTATTCCCTTTTTCGGTTTTGCGGAGCAGCTCGGCACTACCGGCTTTGAGCAGGGGAGAATACGATCCGATCGGGAGACGTACTTGTCTACAGCTACGCTGCCTGATACTGAGTATAAGCAAATCATTTGGGCGAAAGTGGCTAAGAACATAACAAGCGGAACGGCAGAGGAAACGATACAAAGCCTGTCTCAATTATATGGCGCAAAAATAATACTTGCTGATTCTGGCAACGCAACAATTACTATTTCCATCGGCAAAAGGTTAACCGATGCGGAAATTGTTCTCGCTAACGCGTTGGATTTGTTGATAAGGTCCGGAGGCGTTGGAATAACATCCAAGTCTTATTTTGCAGAGGGGAATACTTTCGGTTTTTCAGATCAAAACCAGGGGTATCTTGGATTTGATCAAGGAATATTGGCAGTAGAATTTTAAAAGGGGGTTAGTTAATGCCTGTAGATTTTAGCAAAATATTCTCTACCGATGGTGCTATATCTGCTCCGACAGACACGCAATATTTGCAAGGGTTTGCGTTCTTGGGAGCAGCACCGCCGCCAAGAGGCTTATTCAACTTCTTGTTTCAGAATATTGACCAGAAATTATTAGCGCTCTACTTAGGTAGCAAACTTTGGAAATCGTCAACCGCTTACGCTGTTGGCGATATTGTTTTTACATCATCATTTAGCTTTAAATATATGCAATGCACAGTAGCTGGCACTAGTGGACTTACCGAGCCGGTGTGGACAGCCGTTGGAACAACAAAAAACGATGGAACGGCTACTTGGCTAATTCGTGATTTTGATACGGGGATTACTGCTTCGCTTGGTGCCAGTAACACTAAATTGGCGACAAATGCTTTTGTTAAAAACGCTATAGATAATCTTGAGTTAATAATCGACTCTGGTACCGGAACTGGTTATTATTGGCGCAAATGGAAATCAGGTAAAATAGAAATTTTTGGTAGTGTAGCTGCCGTTGTTGGTACTCCCGGAACTGTCACTTTCCCCAAACCATTTGATGTTGAACTTTATATAAATCCAATTACCAGCTTGAGTGGGTATTCCGGTGCATTGGGCATGCAATTAACTAAAATTATGCCTTCGTTAACTGGGTTTGCTTATGGATGGGACAGCTATAATACTTCCGGCCTCGGTGCTAATGTTAGCCTGAATTATCATGTCGTGGGGAGGTAATTGATTTGCCGTATAATACAAGAACCCTAAAAAAAGATAATAGCGAAGCAATTCCCGTCGCCCAGGTTTACGACTCTGCAATTGACGATTTTGTAGTTTTGCAAGGTAAAAATGGTAGCATGAATGTAACTCCGACTGACGATGCTGGCAATAAACTGTTTACTCCGTCCCACCCAGGTGTTATGGATTACTCAGACAAAATGAAAGAACCGTTTTTTTCCAATACTAATATGAATAAGACGTTTACAGAGACGATGAGAGGTTTTGGACTAGCCAATGATGTCGATCTTGACAGTCTTCCTCCTGACCCAGACGTTGTTTTTACTATACCGGAAATCGACTTTACTTTTACGGTTAAACCTGGAGAGATATTTGACTACAGACTAAATGATTTTGTAACTGTCGAAATAATATCTGATGTACCGTTCAGGGCATGGGGGAGGGGTTAAAATGGCGCTTACATTAAATATAAAATCATTTATGCTAGCTTCCCAGAAAGCGAAAAACGACACACTCACAGCACAAACCGTCACCGAAACAGCCAGAGACGTAACACTGGCGGCTAAAAATCAAACAGAAGTTTTCCGCGATGAAACCGAAGCGTTTAAGGGTCAGGCTCAAGCAGCCGCAGCTAATGTTAACAGCTATGGATTAAAGGCACAAAGGCCTCTAAACCCACAAACAGCCGCTATGTTCTTTCTTATCGACGAAAAGAAGCGGATAGAATTTAACGGCTCAAGGTGGCAATATTTAGACGGAAGCCTAGTAGACCTATTAACAATAACTGATGGCAACATTTATTCAGCCTCGGCAAGTTATA